TACACACCTAACTGGTTCTGATACTGATGAGCAAGTTATAAATAGTATTTTAATAGCTGTATTTAAATGGACAAAGGTTTTTTCTAGTAGTTTTCCATTGGATAGACCGGATAAGAACCAAAAATCTAAAGATTATATAACCGAATTTAATAGACTAATAGATTTATTCTCTTAGTAATCTAATAAAATAATATATAGTTATTATGACACCAAAGGGTAGACCTTTTTTTAATTTAGATACAGATCCTGATAATCCAAATAATCAAGAGGCAAATGAAAAAATTGCTGCTGTTGGTAATTCTGGTGCTAAAAAAGGTGACTCTAAGAGTATAGACCCACAGACCGGTAGGAAATATCCAAAGGGATTTACCCCACCAGTTGATTTGTACGCCAATCAAGACCCAATAACTGATGCTAAAGAAGCAGAACTTAACTCAAGTCAGACTGGTATATTTAATCAAACATCGGCTGGTAAGGATAGAAACACAGGTAGACACCTTGAGTATGGAGATAGTCTAACAGTTAATAGGGGTAGTGGTATTTCTGTAAGGGGAGCTGGGACTAGGAGTAAAACAGAAGTTAGTGGTGGTAGTAATCCACAATTGAGTATAAAAAAGGGTAATTTGAGTCCATATGCAAATATACAAGACCCGAATAATATAAATCCAAACACTGGATATCCAATTGAGTATGGAAATGCTATAAAAAATTCACCAGTTGAATTCAATAATTCAGAAACAAAAGAAAGACTATCTGACAGATACTCAGTATATAATTATTATAATGCTTGGGCTAATAAAAATTTTACACACCTTTTAGATTTTTTTATAGATAATGATGGTGTGCCATCAAAACCTAAAATATTAGCCACTGACGCTAAACTTAGTTCTTTAAAAGAAGTTTATTTAGGAACATCTTTCACTAGAACATTTGATGATAATGAAGATCCAACTATTTTAGGTGTTGATCTGAGATTAAATAGTCAAACATCACCACTTTTAAATCAAAATATTGAATCTTTTATAGAAGCATTTGGAACTACTTATAATGAAATATCTTCTAGAGAAAACTTGCTTTATAGATTCAGAGAACAATTATTTAAATTTATACCAACAGATTTAACAGCTGATGCTTCGTATAGAAGAGCTAAAGCATTTTATTTACAAAATGTAACCGGATTAGATAAATTGGTTGAAGCAGCAGGACCTGATCCTAAATATTTTATAGATTATGGTAAAGATGTAATAACACTTGATTTCTTAGAAGATGTTAGTCAAAACATGGGATATTTATCCGCTCTTTATAAAACATTATCTTATTCCAAAATAAGTGGGAAAGAAATGATCCCCACAAATTTACTAAAGTTTGATATCGATATCAAAATAACTGAAATGAGGAATTATAAAAGACATATAAAAGATCCAAAAAACCCAAAAAGAATAGATTCATTCAATGATAGAATATCAACCTATTATTATACACTATATGAGTGTCAATTTATCTTTGATAAAATGCCACATGGTGATATTGTATCCAATTCCAAATCACCATCAGATACATTAGAAAATTTTAAACTATCTTTTACTTATAAATTTGCTACTATGAAATTTGTTAAGTATGATGGTAAAATTACACCATTACCAGATGGAACTGCTAAAATTAATTACTTTATTATAAATAATTTAAGAAAAAATCTAAATAAAGCACTCCCATCAGAAACTCCTCCTGGTATTGGATATTTAAATCTGATAGATTCTTACCCAAGTTTGTCAAATGTGGCTACCAACGCTTTAAAGATTAATGATAATTTAGTTTCAACAAATGATGTTGGAACTGGTACTATACCAAATGAACAAACCGAGTTTAATAGATCTTTACAAGATCTGAAAAATGAAGAAGCACAAAAAAATGCTTCATATAATGTAACACCAGAATCATTGACAGATCCAAATTTACCACAATTGGCACAAAATAAACAATTCGACCCGATAGAAGCTGGATTGAAAAATGGACAGGTAACACAGGCTAATAATCAAGTAGTAACACAAGCAGCTCTTTTAGATAAAACTCTTGGTAATATAAAAGATCAAACTGGACCTGGTACTAATATTCCAAAGGAAAATTTTACCACAATAAATGATAATACACAAATAGAAACACAAAATAGAGAAAGATCTTTCTTTCAAGATTACGAAAGAGATAAATTAAAAATAAGCCAGAGCGCCCCTGGTGGTAATATTCCAAAAACTAACTTCACAACATTAAATAATAATACTGGTGTTGAAACACAAGGTAAAGAAAAATCTTTCTTTCAAAGTGCAATCAAAGATAAATTAAAGAGAGATTTGAAAAATGCTGTCGTAAATCAAATTAATAGAACTATAACACAAAGAGCTAGACTTTTAAATGATGCAATAGATGAAATAAGAAATAAAATACCTTTTGCTGGTAGAATGAGTGAACCAACCAACGTATATACCAGCACAAATGCATTTAGAAACGATATAATAAATGCATTAAGAAATGCTGTTGGATCATCTATAGCCTCATTTTTCAAAAAACCTATCTAAAGTATGAGGACAGAAGAACTAAAAAGCCAACTATTTATTGGAGTCGTAGAAGATAATAATGATCCAAAAAGATTGGGTAGATGTAGAGTTAGAGTTTTAAATATTTTTGATGATATACCAGTAGATGAATTACCTTGGGCAACACCTTGGAAAGATTTATCTGGTAATCAATTTGATTTACCAGAAATTGGTAAGGTGGTTTCAGTAGTATTTGATGAGGGAAATCCTTATAAACCAGAATTTATAAGAGCAGATCACTATAATGTTAATTTAGAAAATAAATTAAAAAAGTTAGAAGAATCTGATTATCTTTCAATGGGTACACTTGTGTTTAATCACAAAACCCAAATCTATTCAAATGATAAAGAAGGTCTTAAAATAGACCACAAGTTCAATAACATGAATATAAAAGAAGATTCAATTAATTTGAACCTTAAAGATAATAACGCTATGTTAAATCTTGGTGATGCAACAGCAGGACAACAGGCAATATTAGGAAATCACTGGATGGATTGGTTTGATGGATTTGTTGATAACCTTCTTGGCTCAACTGGTGGTCCTTATCTTGGTAACTTAGGAGCTCCTGTTATACCAAATCCAGCATTTATAGAAGTTCTTTTGAAATATAAAGCTTTAAGAGACCCAGTATTTCTTTCCCATCATGTTAATATAGTAGATAATAGTAAAGTTTCAACTGTCAAAAATACCGATAGAGAGAATAAAGGACAAGTTGGGGATGTTTGGAGGTCTACTGTTGTGCCAAATGATTTAGTAAAATCAGACCCAACATCTGCAAACTATGCACCTGTGGAGGGTGATAAACCAGAATATGACCCTAATTATGTACCACCAGCTATTGATGGAACACCAGATACAGTACCACAACCTAATACTAACCCACAACCTGAACCATTAACCTCGGCCAAATCTATACCAAAAGTTGATAAACTCATCAGATTTATGAAATCTAAAGGTTATAAAGTATTTGAAGATAGATTTATCCTAAATATGGTTGGTCTCCGAAAGAAAGATGATGGAACTGTTACTAATAGATTTGATGAAACAATGTGTGTTTTCTTTAAGAATGGTAATGGCAATTGGGAACTCTATGAATATGCAATAACAACTTTACCAGGATATGAACCAAGACAAAAACAACTACCGGATGTAGTATCAATCTTAAAATTAGGGCAATATGTTAATCAATTTAAAATTGGTTTGCACCAAGGTAAAGCAGATCATAAATGTCTTAAATTTGCTACAACTGTTAACCATGTCAATAAGAATATTGATAAATATGACTATAATTCTAAAACAAATAAAGCAGCAATAGGAATTAATATACACAGATCAAATAAGAGTGGTGGTGGTCTATCAGTATTCAATTGGTCAAAAGGATGTCAAGTGTTTAAGATGGCTAGTCAGTTTGATCAATTTATGGGATTCTGTGAAAAACAAGAATCAGAGGCTAGGAAGAACTCTTTCACATATACACTAATTAAACAAAGTGAATTTGACACATATGTTTAAAGGTTCATCTTTATAACTTTGTAAGGATATTCTCTTTTTTTATAAAACTTCTCTCTTTCCAAGAAATGCTTGTATAAAATATTATTCATTTCTTTTGTGTCAAAAACATCTACTAAATCAAATATTGTAGCTACTTGTTTATCATTATGTTTTCTTAAAGCCCTACCAATAGATTGAATGATAATTTGTTCGGATTTAAAAGAATCAGCAAAAACAACATTGAAAATGGCATTTATAGAAATTCCTGTACCCAGTGTACCGTACGAAGCCACTAGTACCTTTACATTACCATCGGTTTTATCCATTTCTTTTTTAATAAACTCCCTTTGTTTATTATTAATCTCACCATCGATGTAATAAAAGTCTTTATTAGTTAGTTCAGTCCTTAATTTATCATATATTCTAGTACCATATTCAATTGTATGAAATAGTAATAAAGTATTAGTATCACATTTATCTATTAACTTTTTTATAAATTCTAACCTCTTATCAGATTGTTGTATGAATTCTTTTTCATACCTGAAAGCGTCTGCACCAGCACCCATTTTTTTAATATAAGCTAGTTGTTCATTTAACTGACCGTGTGAGTGGTTTAAAACAACTGCCTTTATATTCATCGGAGTAATAGTTCCAGACTCTACTAGGGTCTTGGCCTCAATCTTAGTTACATTTGGTCCTAATACTGATTGTATTGTTAATATCTCCAAGCTTTCATCTGTTGGGAATGTACCACTAACCCCAAATCTATTATAAGCATGCCCAAATGTCCTCTTTAATATAGTGGTCAATGTTGTTGCTTTGGCACCATGTGCTTCATCACAGGCAATCGTATGGAATTGTTGAAAGAATTCTTTTGGCCATTTTTCTAATGATTGATAACAACCTATGTAAATATTTGGTTGAGTTGGACCAGAATATTTTCGTGGTTTATCAGACATAATTTCCTCCATTTTCAAATAGCAAGGATTATATGTTGGATTTTCTTTAACTATTTCATCAATTTTATGTTCTCTAAAGTCTAATTTATCTTGATACTTGGATAAAAAATTAAATCCATAATTATACTCCATTATATTCTCATAAAATTGTGTTACTAATGTTATTGATGGAACTATAATTAAAAATTTAGCCTCTGGATTTATATTTTTTAAGGTGTAAAACATTACTATTGATATAACTAAAGACTTACCACCAGATGTAGCAACTTCAGCCATACAATACCTATTTCTCAAAATCTTATAAGCTGTTTCAACTTGATAGTCATATGGTTTAAATGGTATCCACTCTCCTGTATTTCTATCCTTCATTTTATAATCCTTGAAGAAATCATCACAAAAATCTTTAACAGATTCTAATGTTACTTCTCTGTTTAATGGGAATTCATCTTTATTTTCAATATTAAAAATTACCCCAATTTCCTTACAAGCCTTTAAACATTCTCTCCACAAACCTAAACTAATTTTACCATTATCAAAGTACGAAACCTCGCCGTTCCAAACTCCCATTTTTACCGCTGGTAAAAATCTGTAACCCTTAACTTTTCTAGATAGCCACAAAGATATTTGATGATATTCAATTCTTGTTGAATTTTGCACTATCAATTTTTCCTCCTTTGGATCATATCGGAAGTTCATTTAAAATTTTATTTAATTTTTTTTCAATATTTTCATCATACCTTATGCGATATAACTTTATATTATTATTTAAACAATAGTTATCCTTTATAATATCTCGTATTTTTTGTTTTTCAAAACTTTTTCCCCCCCCCAAAAAACTCAACAGAGTTGAAGTGTTGATACCCATCATATTCTAAGCAAACATTAAAATCTGGAAGATAAAAATCAAAAGATAATTTTTCTTTATAGTAACATTTTTCGAATTTTTTTTGTTTTTCAAAATTTATATTTTTTTCAACTAAAATTCCCTTTATCTTAATTTCACCTTTGGATAATTTACAAGATGGGCAACCATGGCCTCTAAAGTGAGTTCTAGCATTTTGAACAAAAATCCCATGTTTTGGACAAATTATACTAATTTTACTTTTATAATTTTTATATTCGACTAATTTATAATCATAATAGTTATTGTGTAAATTTGAACACCTTTCTAAGAATTCTTCATTTGTATAAACGGTATGTGAACAATATTTGCACTCCTGTCCATGCAAATGGTTAGAAACTTTCATTCTGAAAGAACCATGCATCTTGCAATTTATGTTTATTAAACTTTCATTGTTTTTAAAACCTTCAAAATCATATGTATATTTATCACCATGTATAGAATTTATCTTTTCAATTAATGTTGATATTGTATATTTTATATTATTTGCACATTTTGGACATCCTCTACCATTCAAGTGTGATTCAATAGATTGTTTAAAATTTCCGTGACTTCTACAAAAAATTTCAATTTTACATTTCCCATTTTTATAATCTTGAATAGTATATGAATACTTATTATGATGTTTTTCAGATGATCTTCTTACTATTTCCTCCCATTCTAACTTTTTTCGCATTTATCTCTTTTCCTTTTTCTATATTTTGCTTCATTTCTTTTACATCTAATTGAACAAAATTTTTTATTTGGCCTTCCAGTTACTTCAACAAAACAATTTCTATATTCACACTTCATTTAATATATATTAATAAATTTGTCCTACCTTTTTTATTATATTAAAAAAATAAATTTTGATTTTTTTAAGGGGGAAGCGTATTCCACATGATATATATAAGAAAAAAATTGAAAAATTATGGGATTTTTAAATGGTCTTAAAAAATTATTCGGTTTTGGGGAATCAACAACTGAAATCGTAGAATCTAGTGCTTATGTAGCAACAGTTGTTGAAGAAGTTGTAATTGAAAAAGCATTGGTTGCTGAAGAAGTTATTGTGGAAGAAGTAAAACAAGTTGAAGAACCTGTTAAAGTAGAATCTGAAACACAAACCGAAAAAACTACAGTTAAAGATATTAAGTCTAAATCTAGACCAAAACATACTTCAGAAGAACATCCAAAACCAGCTTCTGAAAAAACTAAAAAACCTTATAGAAGACCTAGGCCAAAGAAAAATAAACCTACTGAATAAAATAAAAAAAACCCCTTTAAGGGGTTTTTTTTATTTCCTATTGATTATTTCATCAACCATTCCATATTTCAGAGCTTCTTCAGCAGTCATCCAATAATCCCTATCAGAATCTTTCTCAACTTTATCATAACTTTTACCAGTTCTATCGGAGATTATATTGTGTAATTCTTTCTTCAAAGAGTTTATCTCTTTAGCATCAATTTCTATATCAGATGCTTGTAAGTATCCACCAAATCCAGCCAATGGTTGGTGAATCATGGTTCTAGCTCTTTTTAGTGTTTTTCTTTTACCTTGAGCACCAGAACATAAAAGTACAGCAGCCATAGAAGCAGCTAATCCAGTGTTTATTGTTACTATTTCTGGCTTTATGTAATCCATTGTATCCAATAAACCTAAACCAGAATAAACACTACCACCAGGTGAATCAATATAAATTTTAATATCTTTATCAGAATCTAATTGTTCTAGGTAAAGAAGTTGTGCTTTTATGATATTACAAATATCAGATTCCATTTCGGTTGAGAGAAATATAATTCGAGAATCCAATAATTTTGAAAATATATCCACCATAATACCTTCACTAACATCATCTAAGATGTGCTGTGTGGTATTTAATTTGGAATAGGAATCATAGAAAGTACTAGATATTTTTCTATGTTTAATTGCGTAGTTTCTAAAATCATTATTAGTCATGTATTTTTTACACTATTTTATAATAAAAGTTTAAATTAAAATAGAGTTTAAAATTTAATATATAAAAATAAAAATTTAATTGATATGAAAACAACAATTGAAGTAAATGGTTTTGAAATAAAAATCGAAGAGATGGATGGTAAGATTATGGTCTCTGCAATGAAAGATGATGAAGTAGTAGAAGAGTTCGAACTAGAGTCTGAAGGAATGGAAGGTGACGAAGATTTCGATGATGATGAAATGGAAGGTGATGATGATGAAATGTCCTCTTTTGGTGAAGATGATGATATGGAAGAAGAAGAAGACTTTGATGATGATGAAGAAATGGGTGGAGAAGAAATGGAAGAAGAGGAAGAAGGAAAACTTGAATCCTTCAACTACTTTGTAAAAAGAAGAAAGAAGTAATATGATAAAAATGATAAAACGTTTCGAACAATTCAGTCAACAAGGACCTGAATTACACTATTACGCTTTAGACTGGGATGACAATATTCTACACATGCCCACTAAAATCCTTATGGATAAAAAAGTGGGTGACCAATGGCAACCAACTGAAGTGTCAACTGCTAAATTTGCAGAAGTTCGAAATGATAATGAAAATTACAGACTTAGAAATAATAATCCAATAGAGGCTTTTTCCGAATTCAGAGATACTGGATTAAGAGGTTCAGATGCTTTCATAGAAGATGTTAAAAAAGCTATCACACAAAAAGCATTTGCTCCCTCATGGGAAGCTTTTATCAAATGTTTATCAGAAGGTTACTTATTTGCTATAATAACAGCAAGAGGCCATCAACCAGAATCTATAAGAAAAGGTGTTGAATATGTTATAGACAATGTATTGACTAAAATGCCTTCTTTGAATCCAGGATTTTCAATGGCTGATGAAATGTTTCAACAATTGAAGAAATATAAATATATTTTTGATATAGGAGAACCAATAAATGAAATGCAATTGGAAGGAGTTCCATCACAAAACACTCTAGTTAGTAAATATTTAGATTCTTGTAGTTTCTATGGAGTTAGTTCTCCGAGTTTTGCTAAAGAATTTGGTGAAGCAAGTGCTTCAAACCCTGAAGTAGCTAAAGAAATAGCACTTAACTTTTTCATAGAAAGATGTAGTGAATTAGGAAAAAATATAGGAGCCAAATCAGTATCTGTTGGATTCTCAGATGACGATCCAAAAAATGTTGAACACGTTAAAAAGTTCTTTAAAGAAAAATTACCATCTATAAGTAGTGAAGTTAAGTTGAGTCTTTATAAAACTACAGATCCAACAATAAAAGGTGGTGAGGTAACCAAGTTTACAGAAACATCACACCAGACACCTGGATTAGAGTCCTCAGTCCTTCCATTTACTAAATGGAATAATATGACACAAAGACTATATCCCAACTCTAATGATGCTCCAAAAGATGATTATCATAACCAAATGAAAAATAACGTAAACCAAGCTGGTGACCTTTATAAGAAATTCGCTTTTAAAAGAAAAAAGAATAAATCAAAGAAATAAAAAAAGACACCAATTAGGTGTCTTTTTTTATTTAAGTATATCCTCAATCTTTATATCCCTTTCCCTTGACTTATCAATTAGATAATAAACAGAGTTTTTAGTTTCAAAGGTAAATTCATCAATAATTTTTGTTACTGAAGTTGTTTGGAATGGTACAATACCACTTCTTTTCCAGAAGGCTTTCTGTGTGGAAATTTCAGTACTAAAAAAATAAAATGAGTTACCAATTTTTGGTTTTTCGTAATAATGACCAATGAAAGTCTCACCAACTTCTATAGCTGGACTATCTTTCAAAGATTTCTTTTTCATTAATTTAGCTTCAATTACTGGATTGTCTTGTAATATTACCATTTTCGTATTCTGTTAAAAATTTCTCTACATAATTTTTATTTGCCATTTTCTTTATATCATAGTAGTTATTCGTTGCAAACTTCCTAAACCAACCAGAACAAAGAGTTGTACAAATTCTCATAAGTGCCCAATCTAAAGCTTCTTCACTTGTATATCCCCTACCACCACCAAAAATCATTGGTATAATCCTTCTTTCAAGTGCAATTACATAAGATTCTTCTAAAACACACTTACATTTATACTCAAAGGTAAACAAATTCCACATATCTTTTTCACATTTGGCTAATTTTTTATCTACCTGCATCATTTCATAAAGTGGTTTATCATAGTGAGACATTACTCTATGAATATCATCATGAATAAAATAAGATTTTACATAACCATCTGATTGCCCAAAGAACTCTTTTACACTTTTATTTAATGACGGTGTTTTTAAATTGCCTAATCTTTCTTCTGTTTCCTTAAAGTTTAACTTTGTTATATCATCTAAGTAATCAATACCATCAAAATGGTTATAAAGAAATGAATAATCCTCGATATGTT